AATCCATCCGCTTCTTTTTCAGCAAGTGTAAGTGGATTTGCAAATATAGCAGAATACCCATATCAATTCGAAGCAATCGATAGAAGTGTGGTGTTAGAAATACCAGATGGTGGTTCATCTCGTTATTCAACTAATAAGGTTAGATTTGAATCACAAGAGTTGATAGGAAGTCTTTCATCTAAAAGTAGAGCAACTAAAAAAGCATTTGACCAATCTCCTACGGATTCTAATAGAGTTGGTTTATTCTTCTCTCCTACAAAAGAGTTGAACATTGATATTGCAAAATCTTTGGGTGGATTGAATTTAGATAACTATATTGGTGACCCATCGGATAGATACAAAGATAATTACAATCGTTTAAATACTTTACGAAAATATTACTTTGAAAGATTCGATGGTAGAGATATTTATGCATACATCAACTTAATCAAATTATATGAGAAATCTATGTTTGATGATATTAAGAAGATGTTGCCGGCAAGAGTTAAAGCAACTACTGGTCTTTTAATAGAACCACATTTCTTAGAAAGAAGTAAACATAAACATAAGAAACCAACAGGTGAGGCTAATTTATATGAAGCCGAAATAGATAATAGAGATGATTTAATTATATCTTCCGAAAATATTCAAAAAGAAGTAACATTAAATGCTCAATCTGAATATGTATTAAGTGGTGAAAATAATCAAAAAGAATCTACAATTGATGCTAATTTAGGAGAAAGTTTATCAGCTGATAATTATCAATATGATGGTACAATAAATTCAGATGAAACAACATTAACTTCTGAATATTATCAAAATCAAGGAACAATTGATGCTGGTTTAGGTGACCCTACTATACTTAGTGAAATTGATATTATAAATTCAAACATAGTAGTAGGCCAATCTGATTTAGAACTACTTGGATTTGGTTTATTTGCACAAAGTGGTTCTGCGATTAGAACATATTTTGATAAAGATAATAATCGTATAAAAGAAAGAGTTAAAGTAAGTATTATTAAAGAAAAGAAGACTAGAGATTATACTTATTTAACAGGAAGTGCTAGTGATAGATTGTATACAGCGTTGGGTACTGAAACTTATTATGAATCTTATGTAAACATTCAACCATTTACAGGTTCAAACGGAAGTATAAATTCATTACCAACTACAGACGCTAAAATAATAGAAGTAACTCCTGTGAGTGGATATTTAAAAACTCACTTCAGAAATACTTCAGATTTAACAAGAGGATTAGAAAATTCTTTCTTTAGAGGTTCAAAAAATACTGCAGCTACCACATTAGATGGTACATCACCAGTTGAAACATTTACTACTAACCCTAATACTCTAAGAGTAAATAAAGCAGGTAGAGATGCAAGTGAACCAATTTTGGAAGTAGAATAACGGATTTTTATAAAAACTATATTTATTATTAAAATAGAAATAAATTAACAATGGGATATTTAAGTAATACCGAATTAACAGTGGATGCTATCTTAACAAAAAAAGGTAGAGAAAAACTTGCAGCAGGATTGGGATTGAACATCACTCAATTCGCTTTAGCAGATGATGAAATTGATTACTCTTTGTATGAACCGGCTCATCCGCTTGGTTCGGCATTTTATGATGCAGCAATTAAGAGTATGCCAGTTATCGAAGCATCTCCTGATGAAACTCAAGTAATGAAATACAAATTGGTAACACTACCTAAGAATACAACTCGTATTCCTGTGGTTGAATTTGGTGTTCCTAACATTGCAGTTAATCAGAGAAGTGGTGAGGTATCATTATCTCCAACTACATCTCCAGCAGGAAATAGAAGATTAGGATATACAATTATCCTTTCTAATAAAAATGCAGGTGATATTGTAGGTGAAGGTGTAACATCTGATGTAGGTACTGTTCCAGTATTTATTGGTGATGATGTTTCAGCAACAGCTGCAGTAGCAAAGGGATTAACATTTAAGTTTATTCCAAATCCATCTTTAACTTCGTCTATCAGAACAACAATAACTGTTTATGGTAACGAAACGGGTGGTTCACAAACGATTCCAGTAACCGTAACATATGTACAATAAATAAACTATGGCAGTAATAAGAGATAATAGAGGAGCCCTATTAGCAAGTAATTTATCACAATACTTGGCAGGTGCAGCAAACACCGCTGGCACTCCCGTTGATACTAACGAATTAGTAAACATCGTAAACCAATTTTTGGGGCAGGGTGAGCAAATCAGCACCGATATCACTACCGTAACTAATGGTATTTATAAAAAGTTCGGTTCAATTGATAAAGTAACAAATAGAACTGAAGTTGTAACTTCTGGTATTTGGAGTGGAGATAATGGTTCGTTAGAAACATTCCACACTTCATCTGCTCAAAGTTCATCTGCAAGTGGAAGATATTACTTAGATGTTTATAATGAAAACGCAACATCTTCTTCAGCAGAAGTTCAATTCTCAATTGCATATGGTCATATTAATGGTGGTGGTGCACCAACATTAACTCAAACTGATAGTTCAACACTCCCTACTAAAGCTATTTACTCACAATTCCGTAATTTATTATTGGATAGTGGTGATACATACTTTAGTGTATACAATGGTTCTACTGCAGGTGCAAAAGATTTAGATGATATATTTGCAATCAATGTAAATAGAGCTAGATATAAAGAACAATTAGACCCAGGTAATATTCAATTAAATTTACAAAATGGTTCTACTATTATTTCATTAATAGATGATTCAGGTCAAACTGAAGCTGTTGGTGCAAGTGGTAGAGTATTTAATATGGTAAGTGGAGCATTAAACATTGGAACTGCTAATGAAGGAACTATTAGTTCTGTAACCGCTTCTAATGGACAAGGTTGGGGATTATTCTACCCAGATGCGGGTGTAATGTTACTTAACCCAATGGCAATAGCCGCAGGGTTAGGTGTAGCTTTCTCATCAGCATCAGCAGCTAACACTTATAATAACGCTATTAACAATATGAAATTATACCAAGCAATTAGTGCTAGTGGTGATTTCCAAGCTCGTAGAACTGAAAATGTTTCTACATCTCATTATTTTGTTAGAGCAAACAATAGAGAGTTTAACTTCTCAAATAACCCAACATTCGTAACTGGTTCAGTTGGACAATTCGTTCAACCAACATTTGAAAGAGACCCTAAAGTGTATATTACTTCAGTAGGTCTTTACGATGATGCAAATGAGTTATTAGCAGTAGCAAAAACCTCTAAACCAATTGAAAAATCATTTGATAAAGAGGTAGCAATAAAAGTAAAGTTGGATTTCTAATCGGAAATAACTAATAAACTACTGACCCACCTTTTTGGTGGGTTTTTAGTTTCTGAATATTTATATACGATATGTTAAAAAGAATACCTAAATCTGATGTTAGTATTAGACCATTCAAAGCCTACAAAGAGTGGAGTTTTGTAAGTGGTTCTGATATTACTTTAATGGAAGCTGAAAATACATTATTGTATGATGAAGCAAATAATGTAACTCTTGGAAATGGTGTTACATATAATAAGCACTCTTTATATGGTCAATTAAATTCATTATTTTATTCGAATGTAGATAACCCATTTTATAGAGTTGGAACTAAATCTAATCAACCTGCAGCTGTAAGTGGTGAAAGAGCGTTTAATGGTAAAGCTAAAATATTATCTATTCCGCAATCTATATTTGGAGAAGAAATTAAAAAAGGAAGTTTATCTTTAACCGATAGCGTAACATCTACTACATTTGTTGAAAATGGTTCTGGCTCTTTGATGAATGGAACTACAATTGTTGGTGATGTGTTTTATGACCATGGGTTGGTTGTATATACCGATACTGCTTCGTTAAGTAGTACATTAACTGGCGATTGGCAAATTGATTTTAAATCAACCGAAACTATTTACGAAAATGAATATTTACTAATCGTAAACGAAGATGAATTTAATATTTCACAAAATCCTTCAGCAGTTGTTAAAGTGGGGGGTATTACTTCTACTTTTACAGATTCCGATGGAATTGTTCGAACAATTAACGAAGAGCAACCTGTTAGGTATATTAGAAAAAAAACCACATTAGATAATGGTACTATATTAGATTTTAGATATGGTTCAAATGTTAATTCTGCTATTAGTGGTGGATTCGAACATAGTGATTTAAGTGGTTCGGTGGATTCAACCGGCTCATTCTTAGCACCATTTATTACAACAATAGGATTATATGATGATAATTGTGATTTAGTTGCTGTGGCAAAATTACCACAACCAATTAAATCAGAACCTGATTTTCCTGTGAACTTTATTGTTCGTTTTGATACATAATTGATATTTATTAATAAACAAAATAAAATATGTCAAAGATTTTAGAATTATATAAGGCAGCTCAAAAAAGTTTAGGATTAGATAAAATCTCTAAAGAAGCTGGAATCAAATCACAAACACCTTATACTACCAATGATTTAAAACAGGTAGATGAGCAAGTATTAACAGCAGCTAAATTTAAAACCGGAAGAGGTGGCGAGGTAACATCCGCTCCAAAGTATTCCGATACAATGAAAGCTAAATAAAAACATTTAATGGCTAAAAAAGTTACAAAGAAATCTAGCAATTGGGTTGCTAGAAAATATGGGTTTAAATCGGGTCTTGAAGAAAATATATCTATACAAATCGAAAGTAAAGGAATTAAGGTTGAATATGAGTCCGAAAAAGTGGCTTATACTATACCTGCTTCTCAACATACTTACAATCCTGATTTTAAGTTACCAAATGGTATTTTTGTAGAAACAAAAGGTAGATTTGTTGCGGCTGACAGGAAAAAACACCTATTAGTTAAGGCGCAAAACCCTACACTTGATATTCGTTTCGTATTCTCCAATTCAAAGAATAAAATCACTAAAACATCAAAAACCACATATGGGGATTGGTGTGATAAGAACGGCATTAAGTATGCTGACAAGATAATACCAGATTCTTGGTTCGAGGAGTAAAATAGTTCCCAAAATATTTGGAAATATCAAATATTGTTCATATATTTGTATTGTGTTGAATAGTACTGACAAATCCAAAGTTATTACAACGCTTTCTAATGCGTTGGGTAGTTACTCCAATTTAAAAGGTAATGAACTTGCATTTTATTGTCCTTTTTGTAATCATCACAAACAAAAACTACAAGTAAATACGGAAACCCAAAAGTGGCATTGTTGGACTTGTAATAGTGGTGGTAAAAAATTAACATCTTTATTAAAAAGATTAGATGTTGATAGAAAAACAATCTCAATCATTAGAGAAATATACGGAGATTCGAATTATAATCCCCAAAATGAGGATGCGGATACAAAAGTATATATTTCCTTACCAAAAGAATTTAAATCGCTTAATGAAGTTCCTAAAGGGTTTAATCCTGAATATAAACATGCTATGTTCTATCTAACTCAAAGAGGAATTGGTATGAAGGAAATTATTAAATATAATATTGGATATTGTACCGAAGGTTTGTATGCAAAAAGAGTTATCATACCATCGTATTTATCAGATGGGCAATTAAACTACTTTGTTTCTCGTTCTTATTACCCAGAAGAGAAAATGAAATACAAAAACCCACCAATCAGTAAAAATGTAATTTGTTTAGAATCACAAATTAATTGGAATGAACCAATTATATTATGTGAAGGTGTTTTTGATGCAATTACAATCAGAAGAAATGCGATTCCACTATTAGGTAAGTTTCCATCAAGAACATTGGTTGAGAAAATCTTTATGAGTGGTGTTAGTGATATTATTATTTCATTAGATAACGATGCA